ACCGGCAAGCTTGGCTCGCATCTTCTTCAACTCTTTTTGCTTACCCTTAAACAATGGTAAGTTTTCTGCTGTAGCAGCTTTATTCTTTAAATCTAAAGTTTGTAGATAGAGATTAGCTAACTGTAATACTGCATCTTGTAAAGGATAAGGAAGTGCCTCAGGGTTAACCCCGCCTTGACCGTTATTCTTAAGATTAGCTAACTTCTCTAATGTAGGGGGTCCATCATTAGTCTGATAGTTATTCATCGTCTCTGGAGTAGAGGTAGATGGTAACTGACCGGTATAAGTACCGCCAGATTCGTAACCAGCTTCGCTTAGGATTTTATTAGTTTTTCTTTTGCTCACGATCTTCAATACTTACTACTCCGATCTTGAATCTACCGGAACATTTAGGACAAATCCAATGAGCTTCGTTAACAATCTTTGTGCCTCTATTGACTCTAACAGCGCGAGGATGTACAGGTGTGTGACCACAGATATGACATGTTTCCGGGCGCATAGATACTTGTTCGTTCATATCCTATACTTATCCGAACATCTTACAGAAATCAACTAGAGCTTGGTTATTTGCTTGTTTATTAAACGTTTTCTTCCAATCACTTATCTTATCTAAAATACTGTTAAACTCTAACTCTTTACACTTTTCTTCGAAAGTTTGAAAGTTAGCACTAACTGATTGTATTGTTGTATATTGTTCTAGATAGAGTTCTCCTTCTTCAGGATAAGCATCTAAACCGTGTGTTAAGTCTACTAAAGGTTTGTTAGTCTGTATTATAGCATCACATAACTCTTTAGCCTTAGGATCATTAGCTACCCATTGTTTAGCTAGCTTTTTACCTCTAACTTTACCCACTCCTTCAATACCTTGTACGTTATCGGATTTATCACCAGCTATGCACTTATAAATAAGGAACTCTTTTGGGGTTAATCCATAGTGTTCTTCAAAGTTATTAACATCTACAAGAAGCTTTTTGATTGGGTTATAGAAAGAAACATCCGGGGAAACTAACTGTGCAAAGTCGTTGTCTACACTGATAATAATCTTTTTACCGTTAATGTTTTCGGTTAACCAACTAATAACATCATCTGCTTCAAGATTGCCCGGGAATATGTTTTTTATTCCAAGCATAGTTGTTATTTCAACTATAGCATCAGCTTCTCCGTATACAGCTTTATTACGTTCTTGGTCTCTGTTACCTTTATAAGCACCTTCTGTAAGAGTTTTACGAAAGTTTTCTTTATTACCTAGTTTCTTGTCCCAAGCAATATAAACATTGTCAGTATTAAACTGATCAACATTAGATTTAACAGTTTTAAGAAAAGCAAAGATACTACCTGTATTAACGCCTTTAGAGTTAACTAGCGGTTTCCCTACGTTGTTTGCTATCCAGTACGCTCTGTGAAGAGTGTTGTTGCCGTCTATCAGGAGTGTTGTCATTTTGCGTTATCTTAAGTTTATATTCTGCTAGACAAGTATTATAGACGCCTTTAGGTAAAACGTCAACTAAATCTATTATTTTATTTTTTATACCGAACTCTAAGTCTTTATTTGGTATAGTTCTTACAACTTTATCAGGTAAAGAAAAGAAAACAGTATGATCAGGTATATAGGATACAGGTACAAGCCATTCCCCTTTAAGGGTGCCTTCTCTAACCACGTATATGTTTCTTTCTGGTGGGTAGAAGTACTCTTTAATCCTCTTCAGGAGTGTCTTTAAAGCCATAAGGATCTTGCCCGTTACTTTGCATTATATTTTGGTTAATCTTAAACATTACTCGGCGGAACCGTTCTAACAATGCATCATGCGCTGCAGGATCTTCAGCAGAAACTATTTCAACCGGTTGATTGTTTAAATCATAACCAATAAGCATATAAGGCCCGAGAAACTCTTTAATTTGCATATCAAGAGAATCAATCTCTTTACGTTTCTCGTTTATTATCTTACCTTTTACAGTTTTCATATACTCAAGCTTAGCAAGCTGTATCATATCTACAATAGCAGCTTGTTCTGATTGAGTCATGGGTACTGTTGGTACAGTACCCGATGGATTCAAAGCTTTATCCTGCTCAGTAGCAGGTGCTTGTTTTTTAGCCTGAGCCTTTTTACCCTTCGTTGGTTTTTTAGCGGCCATTAATATTATTTAGTGTCTCGCTCGGCGGAAGCTACGAAGTCATAAAACTCTTTACGAGTTTGTGGTTCGTTCATAAAATCCCCAGATAGCTTAGAGGTAATCATAGCACAACCGTGATGCTTTACACCGCGATGGCATGCACAAGTATGAGAGCATTTAAGAATAACTGCTACACCTTGATTACCTACGCAAAGTTGGTCGATAGCTTGATGTATTTGAACGGTTAAGCCTTCCTGGATTTGAGGACGACGAGCATAATGTTCTACAATACGATTGAGCTTTGATAAACCAATAACTTGACCGTTTTTATCAGGAATATAAGCTACGTGAGCAACACCAGTAAAAGATAAGTGGTGATGGGAACACATAGACACTACAGGTATGTTCATCTGACTAACAATACCATCATAACCGTCTGAAGGGAATGTAGTAATCTTAGGTGGGCCTTCATAGCAACCTTTAATAAGATCGCATACGTATGCTTTAGCTACACGACGAGGTGTATCAGCACTATTGACGTCATTGCGCCAATCAATACGCAAAGCATCGAGAAAAGATGAATACGCTTCTGCTGCTTTATCAATAATAGCTTTCCTATCTTCTTCAGTAGTAACCATACTACTATTAGCTGTAGGAAGGGTTGGGTGTTTTAATTCATTTGCCATATTAAATGTTTTTTTATCGGACTTAAACTGTTCGCCCGTTGTACGACTCTGATTTGTTGTTGATTCCATATTTTACTAAATAGCTTATTATAACCTCAATTGAGTCGGTTTTCAACTTAAACTTCTCAGGAATAAACTGTCCTCCGTCATATAGTTCAAAAAAGGTTTCATTAAAAAGTTCTTTGTGGTTTACATAACAGGTACACAATATAGATGCATTACCTGGATCAATCATTACAGTCCACGAACGTGGGTCTGCTTCACCATATTGATCAAAGATCTTATAGACTACATATCCTGAGTCTTTAAGTCTTTTAATAAAGTAGCTCTGGGTTGTTATTTTGTTAGCCATTATTTAACTAGACCTGAAATAATAAAGGTAAAATCAGTTTCTTCTGTAGGTCTGACATAAAAGGACATAACCTTAAACTTAAGATTAATACCTACACGTGCTTTATCAAACTTTACACCAGTAAGAATACGGAATATGTCGAGATTAAAAGGAATGGTCTGATTAAAAGGTTGACCTTCTACTGATTCGGCTACCTTTAAGCTAATACTATCTGTATTAGATTTTTCTTTATCGCCTAGTTCACAATATACTCCATCTGGTAAACCATACAGGTAAATCTTATTAGTATCAGTAGTAAATGAACTAGCCTTTAATATTTCCTGTAGTTTCTTTACGTCAATATCAAAGAAGGTATCGCTGGTAAGAGCTTCTATCTTATCTCTCTTAAGTGTAACCTTAGGAACTACTGAATCGTCTAAGAAGTGATACTTAAACTGTAGTTTTTCAGTTTTATAATAAAGATGGTTAGATTCAATCTTAAATGTTAAGATATCTTCATCAATACAATCAATAACACGTAGTAGCTTCTTAACATCACCAATATTAAGGGTGATCTCTTGATCTACGTTAAATGTAGTATTGTATTTAGCTAATAGAATAATACTTGTATCAGGCTTATTACAGACAGCGTATAAGCCATCCTTATTAAGCTTTATAGACACGATATCTACAGCTTTACCTACAACACTTAAAAAATTGTCGGCAAAATCTTTCTTAACCAGCTTGAGTTCCATTTGTTATCTTCGGTTTTTTTTTATTATTACTAGCTTCCAAGAACGTTAATATTTCTTGGGTCTTGTTATTGATTTTAATCATTTTCTCTTCAAGTTCAAGTAGTTTGTTATGAATATCTTCATATTGAGCTTTTTTATCTAAATCAAACTCAAGTTGATTAGGATCTGAATATGGTTGATTTGTTTCAACTACTGGTTGTACTTGAAGTGGTGCAGGTTGCGCGAAAAACTGCGGTTCTGGCGGTACAAACTGTTGAGGTATAGGTTGCGGCACTGGTTGTTGATAAACCGGCTGCGGAGGTCTTTGTTGCTGCGGTCTTTGCTGTTGTTGAGGTTTTACCCCAGCCGCGGGTAGAATATGAGAAGGCATAACCTTGCTCATATCCACATCGGTGACCTTTAAACCACCGCCTACTTCGTTAGACTTCTGCTTAATGCCATTAATATCACTTTGCAGTTGTTTACCGAACATAGCCGCTAGCACCAGAGCCTCATTTGTAAGAGGCGAGTCTGATGCTGCAAACACCTGCGGTGGTTGTGGTCGTTGGTTAGCCATTATTATAAGTTATCGAGACCGTTTAAAAGATCTAATACTTTATCGTCATTAGCTGTAACAGCTTCTACTGGCTTTGCTGCTGGTTTAGCTGCAGGCTTTGGAGCTGGAGTGTAAGGAACATCTTCTTCCTCTTCAACAGGAGCTGCTACAGGTGCAGCAGCTGCATCACCGTAGTAGTGTTGATCAATGAAAGCTTTAATCTCGTCATTAGATTTACGCTCTACTAAAGTATTAAGATCAATGATACTGTTATATATTTCGTTAATCTTATCTTCATCTAAGCCTTCAATAGCAGATGCGTTTAAGAACTTAGAAGCTGTATAAGTTGGGTACTTTGGTGCACCTGGCTTATCAGATACTAGCTCTACTTTAATACGAAGACTACAACCTTCTTCACTTAAGTCGAAGATCTTTGCACCGAACTCTTCTGAATCGTCACCGTTAATAGCCGATTGAATAATCTTGTCTAGCTGCTTACCATAACGTAATACTTTAACAGTACCGTTATTTTCTGGTTTCTTAGGATCGTTTACAACGTAAACGTTAACTAACCAGTTTTCTTTACGACGCAGGTTAGCTTTAGCGCGGTTTTGTTCATCTGGTGTACCATCCCGTAATACCTTAAAGTAAAGTTCACTTACAGGGCAACGATCACCCCATGTAGTAGGTGAAGTAATGCTAGCATATTGACCAGTAGCAATACTATTCCAACCATGATGATAATAATGAAGAATCGTTTCTTCTGGATTCTTAATATTAGGTAATAAACGTACTATGTAAGGCTTTTCACTAGGTTCTAATGATAGTAGATTGCGGTAAGCCGAACTACCGCCTGATTTGTTTTTAGCTTTGTCTACAGCATTTTTAATGCTTTCGAACATATTTGAGTTATAAGGTTTCATATTGAATGATATGTTATATTAGTATGTTATTGTTTTTTATCAAGCGAAAGTTCATTTATTCTCTTTAATCCTTCAGTAATAATTTTCTTAGCACGATTTGAGTTATTCAATCTGATTTTAAACTTGACGATATCATCTGCAACTGTTTTAAGATAGATTTCTCTATCTTGAGCTTGCATGCTATTGAAAATCGATTCAAAACCGGGAAGTGACAGTAGAGTGTACAAGTTTAAGTGTTTATTTCTATAATCCTCTAAGCATCTCCAAGAATAACCGTTCTTTGAGTTACTATACTGATTTAATGTTATCTTTTCGTTAAGACAAACAGTAGCCAGGTACTTTAATGATTCAAGTATATGTTTAATGTGGCTCTCAGTATCGGGTAGTTCTTCGGCCCTCTGTTTTTGTAGCATAGAGTAACAAGCGATGGCTTTTTGCGTGAGGTAGAAGTTGAGCGGGAAGTGTTCTTCGTCTTTG